AACAAAGTCTTTAGATAAAGTAAAATTTAATGACAAAAAAACATATAAAAATTGATAAAGAAGATGATCTTTTTCTTATAGATTTACTTTTTGATTCAGATTTTACGTTATCTGAAATAGCAAAAGAAATTAATTTATCTTATAAAGATCTTAATAAAAAAATATCTTCCCTTGGACTTAACTGGATAAAAGATCAGAAAAAGAAATCATCCAGAGGCCAATCTGCTTTGACTCTCGCGATGAAAAAACTTTTGCCCGGGCATAGGGTGGTGAACGAGTATCACATTGGAGATAGGCTAAAGCTTGACGTATATTGTCCTGCGTATAAAATAGCGGCGGAGTTTCATGGTAGGCAGCATTTTTATTATACTCAAAGATTTTATGAATCAAAAGACGACTTTGATCAAGCGCTAGAAAGAGATCAAAAAAAATTGAAGAAGTGTGAAGAACTCGGAATAGTTCTAATCGTTTTCAGGTATAATGATCTACTGACTGAACAGGCAGTATATGATAGAATACTACAGGCGATACGAAGCGCTAAGCCCGAAATAGGGCAGGGGCCTAAAAAGAAAAGCTTAAAAAACAATAAATACTATCAACAACAAAAGAAGAAGTATAATAAAAGAAAAAAGGATTTGTATAGAAAAATGAAAAACAAAAAGAGCTATCATGACAGATAGTCCGGGCACACAAGTCATTAGCGATGTGTATCCGATTGAATACCAAATATTTGCGCTGTCTTTTAGGCAGCCGGGAGCAATATCCTTTTTTAAGAACAACCTACACACAGACATGGTTGGTTTACTGGAAGGCCAAAATGGAATAAATGAATTTTATAAGTCTCTGATTTCCTATTCAACATCTACTGAGTTGGATATTGTGGATCCGGTTGCATTTCAAACCTGGATGCAGACAGAAAGTGATTTATACGAAGCGCTAAACGGTCAGCATGGCGTAGATTTAATAATGAATGCTCTGAATAAAATGGAGCTTTCTACGCCAGAAGCAGTTACGAAAGTTATAAAGCATAAGCATAATAAGATTAAGCAAAAAAATCTATTAAAAGAATTGGAATTTATCTTAAGTCAAAAAGGACTTAAGTCTGAAGAAGACTTGTCCAAGATGACATCTTTAGCTATAGAAATAACAACTTTAGAAAATCAAATAAATTATAATCCGTATGACGGCGTGGTAACGGCTAAGGAGATTATAGAGAAAATAGATTCCCTATTAGATACTCCCGATTTTCTACCAACACAATACAAATCCCTCAATAGAGCCATGGGATATACTAATGATGGAGGTTTTTATAGGGGGTCTGTACACGCAATTATTGCGGCTTCCGGGAAAGGTAAGAGCACGTTTGCCAAGTGCCTCGTAAATAATTGGCTGGATAATGGTTATAAAACTTTGTATATCAACTTTGAAGAAGCTAGAAGCCACTGGGAAAAAATATTAATGACACAAGTAATAGGCAGAAATGTTTATGCAGAGGTTAATAACTGGAATGAGGAAGATAAGAAAAAATATATGTCCTTATTTATGAATAAGCTTATACAGTGGGGTGATCGTCTCATGGTCAAGCATGATCCCGATACTCCATATTTTGAAGATCTTGAAAAATGGCTGAGAGAAATCCTTCTGCAGAATGAAGACATTCCAGATGTTATCGTGATAGACACGATACAGTCCATGTTTACTAGATCAAAGGGTAAAGCTAGATGGGGTGAGTTTGAGGAAATGATGGTGCGTCTAGAAAAACTTGCAAGAGATATGAACTGTGTGCTTATAATTACGGCTCAAGAAAACTCTAATAGAATGAAAGAAAGAAGAGAAGTCGTAATGCAGTCAGACACTGGTGGATCTTTGGCTATCCAGCAGAAGTGCGCAGTGACCATATTTATTACGGAGAAAAAGCTTATTAGCGGAGACGATTCTGAAGACGAAAATATTATGCAGCTTCAAATTCCGAAGAATAGAATAACGGGTTCTACATTTTCTTATGAACCACCACTTGTAAGATATGTAGATTCTAAAAAAACATATGAAGAATACGAGATGGTTACTTCGACATCCTATGATGCCTCATCTATATTAGATGATCTATTAAATAACGGAGACTTTTTATAATGAAACTAATTAACACACAATCCATTAAGGATTATCAAACATGCGCCCTACTGTATAAATACAGGCATGAAGATAAATTATCGGAAAAGATTCAGGCTAGAGATTTTATTTCTGAAAGATTTGAAAACACTATAAAAGAAATTATTTATTATTTTTTTTATAAAAAACAAGGAGGATACGCTCCCTCATACGCGTCCCTGCTAAATAGATGGGAGAAGCTCTGGTTTTCTTCTGACGTTTCTGATTATGATATTATCACCGAAAAGCACGAAAGTGCTTACGGAAACAATGCCAGCCTAACGACAAAGGCCGCTGCTTTACTTCTTTCTTTTCACAAAAACTTTAGTCATCAAGACTATATACCCATATCTATCAACGACGAATGCGTCGTTCCCCTCGGGCAGAGGGTTAAAGTCGCATATATTTTTGATGTTATTTTGGCAAAAAATAAAAAATATTACGTAATTAAATTTTTGTTTAACTATAAAGATAGTCATCAGAATATGTATGAAGTAGACTTCGCTGCTATGAAACACGCTTATTCTTTTAAAAATCCTACTAAAGTTCAACAAACAAAATTTGGCTATATCGACTTTGCTCAACCAAAAATATCTTTTCAAGAATTTCAGATACAAGAAGAAGATATTATGGCACTAGAATTTTGGGCAGATCAAATAGTCGATGAGCAGTCGTTTGTTCCAAGAAGAGGTCTTACTTGGTATTGCAAAAAATGTCCGTTTGATAAGCCCTGCTCAAAGTGGAAGGGGTGGAAAAATGTCAAAAAGACGTGAAAAGGGGAGACTTGGGATTCTGTTTACAAATGAATTAACTTATAAAATAAACTATATGAGTAATTTAACTGGTTTTTTTGACCCAGCTAAATTTATTTATTATCTTGTAGATAAAGAATACGAATCTTTAGCGAATAAATATGGTTCTCGTTTTGATGGAGATAAAGAATGAAGAAATCTATATTGGATAAGCTTTTGGATGAAGATATTTTTTTAAAAGAAAATAAAGAAGAGGATAAAGTTCTTTCTCCTCTATTAGAGGAAATTAACCTAATCTCGTCAGTTCATATCAAAAATTTTGTTAGATCTGTTCTTTTAAAGTGTGAAGCTTTTTGGATTATTCCTTCTAGTTTTTCTAAAAAGTATCATCCCATTGATGAGCACGATCAGGGGGGGAATGTTATTCATACGCAAAGGGCGGTTCGAGCTGCAAAGATTCTGTGCGCATCATATGGTTTGGAAACTGAAGAAAGTGATCTAATCTATGCCGCGCTGCTGCTGCATGATATAACCAAAGGTGTGAAAAGAGATGGCGACAGTTCGTATGTCTACGATCCATTTCATCCCTATACTGTAGAAAAGTTTGTTATGTGGTGTATTGAGGAAGATAAAAAATACTCTTCAGAAGCCTCTTCTGCGACTCTATATATTGATGATAAAACAGTTCAAGAAATAATGAGACTCATTAGGTGTCATCTTGGCCCATGGTCTCCTGTTCCAGAAACAATACCCGGAACTCATTTGGAAATGATAGTTCACCTCGCAGACAATATATCTTCAAAACTTCACACCATAGTTGACGGAGAAGCTATAATTGAGTATAGGTGGAAACCAGATGACAACAAATCAAAATAACGTCCTTCAGAAGAGATTACTGTTACTAAAATCCTTAGAGCAGTACATCAATGAATCAATATATTATAGGTCTTATGGTGAACAGATGGATCCTACTTGCAAATATGTTGTGTGGAATTACAACGAAAAGATTGGGAAGGTTTCTATAAAATGAGACTTTCAAATGATGAAACAAAGTTTCTTAACCAGTGGAGATACGTAGAAGTCGCCAGATACGTACCATCTCTTGATAGAGTTATAAGAGACAAGGCGGGCGACAACCCGATCTTTTATGACATGAACAATATTGACGAGTATAGAAAACTACACAATAATACTGGTTTATATACTTCCGTTTGGCATTACAATTCAAAAGATATAGACAACTGCAGTAGGCTCGGTTCTCTTTATTTTGATTTAGACAATGAAGATATAAACAAGTGCCATAAAGAAGTTATATTTTTGTATAATTATTTAATAAATCTCATTCCAGAAGAATCTGTTCTTGTATATTTTACTGGCAAGAAGGGTTTTCATATTGAATGTGAAGCTGTAGCTTTGGGAATTAATCCAACAAATGAACTTCCTAAGATATTTAGATATATTGCATCAAAAATAAAAGAAAAATATCTAATAGAATCTTTAGACTTTGCCGTTTACGATATGAGAAGAATGTGGCGCCTACCTGGATCTAAGCATCAATCTACCGGTTTATATAAAAACCTTATTCCTAAGGAGATCTTAAATTCAAGTATAGATTCCATAGTTTCTTATTGTTCTATTGAAAGAAAAAATCTTGTTCAAGAGCAGGTCTTTTCTTTGTCCGCAAATGAATGGTATAGGCAGTTTACGTATCAAATGGAAGAAGAAAAAACAAAACCAAAAGATTTTTTAGAGTCATTTAATAAGTACGGTTCAAGTAAGTTAAAAGCTTTTAATGAAAAACAAAAGTCGTTTGAAAAAGAAAATCTATGGAAAAACTGCCCTGCAACAAAGAGATTACACGAACAAGCTATTAACAATAAAGAACTAGAACACGAGGCAAGATTGTTTTTATGTTCTATATTAACTTACAATGTAGATTCCATAAAGTATCTTCACGAAATACTTAGTAGTTGTGACGACTATAATTTTGAAAAATCTACTGGACACATTAATGATTGGATAAGAAGAAGGGAGTTGGGCATAGGCGGCAGGCCGTACACGTGCGACAGAGCTAATGCGGTAGGGGTCGGCTGCGGAAACTGTGCTTTGGAAAAAAGAAATAAATGGGTTAAAATAGGTGATAAGCTGTTTGAAACAAGTGAGCAGTCTTCACCTTCGCCGGTTCGATTTGCCTACAAAACCATAAAGGATTTCAATGCCAAACGATGATGTAATAGGTTTGTGCTCCGACTGTGGCACTGAGCAGTCTGAAAGGTCTATGTTTGCTAGTCCGTTTGCCCAAGCAGGAAAGCCTCCTGTGTGTAAATATTGTTCTGGAGTTGTAATCGTTTGCTATAGAAAAGATAAGCAGAAGGTATTAGATGATATCAAAAGACAAAGAGGAATTCAATGAAAAATTGGACCAACTTACATAACCATACAGTTTTTTCCATGCTAGACGGACACGGTGATATAGAAAAATACTTAGATAGAGCTAAGTCGCTTGGCATGTCCGGCCTAGCTACAACGGATCACGGCAACATACACTCTTGGCTAGATTTTTATGACGTCGCTACGGCAGTAGGGGTTAAGCCCATTCTTCGGAAGCGAATTTTATCAAGCTAGAAAAACTAGATTTGACAGAGATGAAGAGGAAAGATCTGGCCCGTCTAAAAATGAGTGGGAACA